AAGGTCTTTTGAAAACCCTTGAGAACCGCAACCGCATCGTCGTGCGCGAACGTGTCAGGGAATGGCTTGTCACCTTGCATTAACTTGATTGCCTTCTCCATTAACGCGCCAAGATCTTCAATGGCCGTCTTAGGCTCATTCGCACCGCCTGACACATAATCTTCTGGGTGCGCCAACTTATGAGCCGTAGTCAAACCGCGTCGCACAGTCTTGAGCAATTCGGTGCGGCGATCCTGTAACACCTTACGCGCTGCCTTTTGCCCGGCTGGCGCATCCTTTGGCAATTTGGTTGCCAATTCGGCACGCTCGGTTTTGGTGTAGCAAATCATGCCAGCGGCTTCCACACGGCCAGCGTATTGCTCGACCGATGCCGTGCTTTCCTTATTCTTAGCCGAGAGATAGTCGCTTGGCAAAATACCATGGGCGACCATAAGAGCATATGTGGAGGTCAATTGACCTTCAGCCCGTTTGATAACCTGCATTGCGCCCACCTCAAAACATCCTAGATCGCCGGACATTGTGTCGATTATCTTAGCGCCAGCGTTTGAAAGTGTCTCTGTCATTTTTGTTACAGTGTTCATAGTAAGTACTCCAGTAATTCGGCTATCCATTATTGGCCTTCCGATAACACCTTATGACATGACTGAAAGGCATTGTCTACAACTAAATGGCACTGTTTACAATTCGGGCAACTGCCCGAAACACGTTTTCCAGAAGGGTACACCCGGGCCACCCCCCGCGCTGTCATATAGGATTCCGTCATAGTACTATTATTACTAATCCAGCCGAATAAATCGCTATTTTTTGAAAACCCCCCACCCCTTTTTAGAAACCCTTGCTAAAATTTTTTTTGTAACCTAGTATTACGTTACCGGTTAACTACCTGCGAAATGATATGACATTGAATTTAACGCCTGAACTAGGTGTACCCTTAGAGGATGAAGCAAAGCAGCTTCCGCTACCCAAACGCACCGCTGCGCTGGCTAAAACAGTGACAGAATTAGAGGGCCACGGGCTAAACACCACCCCAGACGAGGACGATAAAGAGGTTGCCGCTGTTTTAGCGACTGCATATGCGCAGGAACCAGACAAAACGTCCCGAAAAGTTACCAACAGACGCGCAGCGAAGCTAACGCCCCCATCTATTAAGATGGCAGGAGCTATAATAGAGGAATTTAACCACTCTGTAGTGGAATCTTCCAAACAACTGCGCAACCTAGTAACAAACAAGCTCATCATAGAGTCAGAAAACCCTGATCCACGGGTACGAATGCGTGCCATAGAGCTTATGGGTAAGATATCAGACGTAGGACTGTTCACAGAGAAGTCCGAAGTGACCATTACCCACCAAACCACCGACGATATCAAAGAGAAACTCCGCAGTAAGCTGGCAAAGCTGGTAAACCCAGAGCCAGAGATAGAAGATGCCACCATCCTGACCGCTAAAACGCTAGATGTTGACGAAGAGTTCGGGTTTGATGACGATGACTGAGGGTTTTGACTTCAATAACGAGGATATTGACGTCATGCTGGCTAATCTTGACTCGTTTAGCGAGGAAGAAGTAGCTGAGATCGACCGTATGGTGGACGAACTGTCTACAAGGTCTAAAAACCAGCGTGCATACGACGATCTGATTGAGTTCTGCAAACTTATGATGCCTGAGTTCATTGTAGGTAAGCACCACCGCATCCTTGCCGACCTACTTATGGACATCGAAAAGGGTGATAAAGACCGTATCTGTGTTAACATCCCACCACGCCACGGCAAATCACAGCTTGTGTCTATCTTCTTTCCAGCATGGTTCTTAGGTAGAAACCCAGACAAGAAGGTTATGATGGTGTCTCACACCACAGACCTAGCGGTAGACTTTGGCCGTAAGGTGCGTAACTTGATAGCCTTAGACGATTACAGGTCTATATTTCCTACCGTAAAGCTGGCACAAGACAGCAAGTCAGCGGGTCGTTGGAATACCAACGTAGGGGGAGAGTATTATGCTTGTGGAATTGGTTCTGCTCTTGCTGGTCGTGGCGCTGATTTACTGCTTGTTGATGATCCTCATTCTGAGCAAGACGTAATCAACGGAAACTTCTCGGTGTTCGACAAAGCCTATGAGTGGTTCACCTTCGGCGCACGGACGCGATTAATGCCCGGAGGACGGGTGGCTATCATACAAACACGCTGGCACCTAGATGATCTTACAGGCCGTGTGGTACGTGACATGAGCAAGAACGAACGTGCGGATCAGTACGAAGTCGTTGAGTTCCCCGCCATCCTAGATGTCGTTAGCAAGAAAACTAAAAAGACAACTCAAAAGCCGTTATGGCCTGAGTTCTTTGACCTAGAAGCCCTACTACGTACCAAAGCCTCTATGCCTGTGTTCCAGTGGAACTCGCAGTATCAGCAGCAGCCTACCACAGAAGAAGCCGCTATTGTTAAACGTGAGTGGTGGAACGAGTGGACCCCTGAGACACCCCCGTCCTGTGAATATATTATCATGTCGCTTGACGCCGCAGCCGAGAAACATAACCGTGCAGACTTTACAGCGCTTACCACATGGGGGGTATTCTTGAACGAAGAGACCAGCGCGTACAATATTATATTGTTAAATAGCATAAAACAACGTATAGAGTTCCCAGAACTTAAACAGCTTGCGATGGAAGAGTATAACGACTGGGAACCAGACTCGTTCATTGTGGAGAAGAAAAGCTCTGGTGTAGCCTTGTATCAAGAGATGCGGCGTATGGGTTTACCAGTGTCTGAGTACACACCACACAGAGGGTCAGGGGATAAGTTAGCCAGACTTAACTCCGTTGCAGACATTGTGGCATCGGGGCTTTGCTGGGTTCCGCAGACAAGATGGGCAGAAGAAGTGGTTGAAGAGATTGCAGGATTCCCGTTTATGAGTAATGACGACCTTGTAGACTCGACGGTGATGGCTTTGATGCGTTTTAGACAGGGCGGCTTTATACGGCTGCCTAGCGACGAACCAGAAGAACAGCAGTATTTTAAACAGCGCCGAGGCGGGTATTATTAAAGGTGACACATGGCTATTGAAAAAAGCGTATACGCTGCCCCAGAAGGGTTAAAAGACTTAGAAGGTGATCTTGAGGGCATAGAGGAGATGGAAGTCCCCGAAATGGAGATTGAGATCGTTGATCCTGAGTCTGTCACTCTATCTGACGGTAGCATGGAGGTCACTATAATCCCCGGTGACGAGATGGACTTCTCTGAGTTTGGCGCAAACCTAGCCGAGTTACTAGAAGAAGATGCCCTCGAAACCCTGTCCAGTGATCTTGTTGGTCAGATAACAACGGACATAGAAGGACGCAAAGACTGGGCAGACACGTTCGTCAAAGGCTTAGACGTGCTTGGTTTTAAGTACGAAGAGCGTTCAGACCCGTGGGAGGGTGCATGTGGTGTTAACTCTACAGTCCTAGCCGAGGCCGCTATTAGGTTCCAAGCAGAGACTATGAGTGAGACTATGCCTGCCGCTGGCCCTGTAAAGACTAGGGTGCTTGGACAAGAGACTAAAGAAAAGACAGAAGCCGCTGAACGTGTCAAAGCTGACATGAACTACGAACTCACCGAGAACATGGTTGAGTACCGCCCAGAACACGAACGTATGCTCTATAGCCTTGGCTTGGCAGGTTCTGCGTTTAAAAAGGTCTACTATGATCCTAATCTAGGACGTCAGGTCGCTGTCTATATTTCCGCAGAGGATGTGATCGTACCCTACGGTGCGTCGAACATTGAAGCTGCAGAGCGTGTAACGCACGTAATGCGTAAGACAAAGAACGAGTTGAAGAAGCTACAAGCTGGGGGGTTCTACCGCGATGTAGACCTCGGTGATCCAGAACCCTACCACACAGACATTGAAGAGAAGAAAGCGGAAGACGGGGGCTACTCGCTTACCGACGATGACCGCTATGCTGTTTATGAGATACATGCTGACCTTCTTATCGAAGGTGTTGATGACGACGATGAGATTGCTCGCCCATACGTTGTCACCATTGAGCGTGGAAGTGGCGAGGTGCTGTCTATCCGTAGAAACTACGAGGAGGGTGACCCACTCACACTCAAGCGACAGCACTTCGTCCACTATAATTACGTGCCGGGATTTGGCTTTTATGGCCTTGGATTAATCCACATCATTGGTGGATACGCCCGCGCTGGTACTTCTTTGATACGTCAGCTAGTAGATGCTGGTACGCTTTCCAATCTCCCGGGAGGGCTAAAGTCTCGTGGACTACGTATCAAAGGGGATGACACACCTATCGAACCGGGTGAGTTTAAGGACGTAGACGTGCCGTCAGGGTCAATCCGTGACAACATCATGCCGCTACCTTACAAAGAGCCTTCACAGACGCTCCTAGCTCTCCTCAACCAGATTACAACTGAAGGGCGACGTCTAGGTGCTATAAGCGATATGGACATCTCAGACATGTCCGCTAACGCTCCTGTGGGCACTACGCTAGCGCTACTAGAACGCACACTTAAACCAATGGCTGCTGTGCAAGCACGCGTACACTATGCGATGAAGCAAGAGTTTAAACTGCTCAAAGCTATCATGGCTGAGTATGCCCCCGCAGAGTACGCGTACATCCCGTCCAGAGGTGAAGTGAGTGCCAAGCGGGCTGACTACCTGATGGTGGACGTGATACCCGTCAGTGATCCTAACAACTCGACTATGGCCCAGCGGGTCGTACAGTACCAAACAGTGTTGCAGATGTCAGCGCAGGCTCCACAGATATACGACCTGCCTCAGTTGCACCGTCAGATGATAGAAGTATTGGGCGTGAAGAACGCCGACAAACTCGTCCCGACTAAGGACGACGCAAAGCCAGCCGATCCGATAAGCGAGAACATGGATGCCCTAGTTGGCAAACCGATGAAAGCGTTCATCTATCAGGATCACGATGCTCACATAGCTACGCATACCTCGTTCATGCAAGACCCGATGGTAGCGCAGATGATTGGGCAAAATCCACAGGCCAAACAAATTATGGCTTCGCTACAGGCGCATATCGCCGAACACCTTGGGTTCTCCTATCGCAAGAAGATTGAAGAGAAACTAGGCGCACCACTGCCCGCTCCGAATGAGCAGATGACTGAGGACATGGAAGTACAACTGTCACGTCTGGTC